AAAGTAAAAGCTAAAGCTAAACCTAAAGCTAAAAAAATGGCTTCAGGCGGTAAAGTACGTGGCTGTGGCTGTGAATCAAAAGGTAAAACAAAAGGTAGATTTATTTAAGGAGAAGTATATGAAACACGAAGATATGAAAGAACCAAATATGGTACATGAACATAAACATCACGTTCACCACATGGAAAAACATGAAGTGGATGGTCACGTACATCATCATAAACATTATTCTAAACATGCAGCTGGCCATATGGTACATCATGAACACGTTAAAAAAATGTGTGGTGGCGGTTACATGGGTAAGAAAGGTAAATAATCATGGCAGGCGGCGGAGCACAAGGCGGCGGTCCATTACCGTCAACATCACAGCAACCTGTACAACGTCTTAATATGCAGCCTATGCAACGTCCTGATATGGATAGAGGTCAATTCCAACATCCAGGTATTCCAGGTCAACCACAAGCAGGTAAAGGTCCAGGTCAACCAGCTATAATGCCAACACAACAACCAGGTATACCAGGTCAATATCCAACAGCATTTGTACCTTCTGTTAATCCTATGGTAAATCCTACAAACCCAGGAATACCTTTAGCTCCAACAGGTTTAGGTCAATTACCTCCACAAGGTTTAGCTTCATTACCACCGGCAGCGGGAACATATCCTAGTAGAACTGTATAATGAGACCAAGTCGTGGCATGGGAATTATGAATGAGAAAAAGATTCCTGGTAGGAAGCCTAAGGTAATAACACGTAAAGACGATCCTAATAAGGTTGATGTATATAAAGAAGGTGGCAAGGTTAACGCTGCTGGTAACTACACAAAACCTACTTTACGTAAAAAAATTGTGGCAGAAGTAAAAGCTGCAGCTACACAAGGTACAGGTGCTGGTCAATGGTCAGCTCGTAAAGCACAATTAGTTGCTAAGAAATATAAAGCTGCAGGTGGCGGATATAAATGAGTGCTTTAGCTAAGTCACAACGCTCTTTAAAAGCATGGGGTGACCAAAAGTGGAGAACTAAGTCAGGTAAAAAGTCTAGTGAAACAGGCGAAAGATACTTACCAGAAAAAGCAATCAAAGCTTTAAGTCCTCAAGAATATGCTGCAACAACAAAAGCAAAACGTGCAGGTAAAGCTAAAGGTAAACAGTTTGTAGCTCAACCAAAAAGTATTAAACAAAAAGTAAAACCTTATAGAAAGGTATCATAACATGGCAGAAAAGTGGATTCAAAAAGCAATTAAAAAACCAGGTGCATTAAAGTCAGAACTTGGTGTTAAAAAAGGTGAAAAGATTCCTGCTAAAAAGTTAGCAGCAGCCGCAAAGAAACCAGGTAAACTTGGTCAACGTGCACGTCTAGCTGAAACTTTAAAAGGGCTTAAGAAAAAATAATGTCAGTATCTAATCCATCACCAAGTGGTACCTCGTCATTTAATCCTGACGTAAATTATATTGTAGAAGACGCATTTGAACGATGCGGACATGAACTACGTACAGGTTATGATTTAAGAACTGCAAGACGTAGTTTAAATTTACTTACTATTGAGTGGGCAAATCGTGGTATTAATCTTTGGACAATTGAAGAAGGTTATATTCCGTTAGTACCAGGTCAAATACAATATCCATTACCTACTGATACGATTGATTTACTTGATATGGTGACACGTACAGGCACAGGACAAAATCAACAAGATATTAATATTAACCGTATTAGTGAATCAACATACTCAACAATACCTAATAAAAATGCTAATGGACGTCCTATCCAAGTTTGGATTCAAAGACTTTCTGGATTAACTTATCCTACAACAGCTACATTAAGCACAACAATCGGTGCTACAGATACATTAATTACAGTGTCAGATGCGTCAAACTTAGCTTATGGTGGTTATATTCAGTTAGATTCTGAAATCATAAATTACCAAGGCATTATTGGAAACCAGTTACAAAACTGCGTTAGAGCTCAAGCTAATACAACAGCTGCTGGTCATACAGCGGGCGCTGCAGTTTCTGTACCACAATTACCTAATATATCAGTATGGCCAACTCCAGACGCAGCTACAACATATACATTTGTATACTGGAGATTAAGACGTATTAATGATGCAGGTCAAGGTTATGATACACAAGACGTACCATTCAGATTTATACCAGCTATGGTTGCAGGATTAGCTTCATATTTAAGTATTAAGTTACCTAATGTAGATCCTTTAAGAATACAATATTTAAAACAAGAATATGAACAAGCATTCCAATTAGCAGCAGACGAGGATAGAGAAAAGGCAAGCGTTAGGTTTGTGCCTCGTGAAATGTTTTATCACGGGTAATTAAATGCCAACCAAGTATTCTAGTGGTAAGTTTGCAATTGCTCAGTGTGATCGTTGTGGCTTTAGATATAAGCTAAAACAACTAAAGCAGTTGGTAATTAAGACAAAAAATGTTAATATATTGGTATGTCCAGAATGCTGGGAACCAGATCAACCGCAGTTAAGTTTAGGTTTATACCCAGTTAACGATGCGCAAGCAGTAAGAAATCCACGTCCTGATTTAGGTTATTATGCATCAGGTACAGGCGGTGATGGTGGTAGTAGAGTTATAGAATATGGATGGAACCCTGTTGGTGGAGCAAGAGCTAATGATTCAGGCTTAACTCCTAATAATTTAGTTTCAATAGGTAACGTTGGATCAGTAACAGTATCATATACATAGGAGAAGTAAAATGGGATTTAAATCAGGTGCTCAAGGCATTAATCAAAAAGGTAAAACTAAAGGTACTAACTTAGGTGATGATGGCGCTAAATTAGGTATCGAAGGTGGTAAAGCAGGTTCTGGTTCATCTAAGGGTGGCAAAAAGAACATTGATATGAAAACTATGGGTCGTAACTTAGCTAAGATTAAGGCTCAAGGAAAGGTTGGTAAATAACATGGCTGAATTAGTTCCAGGTACAGATAAAGATAGTCCTGCTATCGTAACAGGTAAAGCTAAAAATAATAAGGATGCACAAGAATACAGCATGAAGTTTTTCTCTGCTGACGAAGCTAATCCGATTGGTAAATATACACAACCTAAAGAATATAAAGTTGACTTATCTAATAATGGATATCCAGCTACAGATGTTAAAGAAGACGGTATTGAATTTCGTGGAGCAGGTGCTGCAACTAAAGCACGTAAATCTAGGGGTCCATTAGTGTAATGGTAGAAAGTCCCTGTATAGGAATATGCCGTCTATATGATGGTATATGTGCAGGATGTAATAGGACAGTGGATGAAGTTGTAGAATGGTATAACATGTCCAATGAGGATAAACAAAAGGTTATAGATAGAATAAATGAACTACGCACAACTAGTAACTGAGATTCAGGATTATACCGAGAATACGTTTCAAACCGTAGATATAAACACATTTATACAACAAGCTGAACAACGTATATATAATACAGTTCAGTTACCAGCACTACGTAAAAATGTAACAGGTAATTGCACTGCAGGTAATAAATATTTGGATACACCTACAGACTGGTTATCTACATTTAGTATAGCTATTATTAACTCTAGTAATGAATATTTATATTTGTTAAATAAAGATGTTAACTTTATAAGAGAGTCCTATAAAGATACGGATAGTACATTTTATGGTGAACCTGAATATTATGCTGTATTTGATAATAATTCATTTATATTGGGACCAACGCCAGATCAGAACTATGCAGTAGAGTTACATTATTTTTATTATCCTACTTCTATTGTGACAGCAGGTACATCATGGTTAGGTAATAATTTTGATTCAGTATTATTATATGGTTCACTACTAGAGGCTTATACCTATATGAAAGGTGAAGCAGATGTTATTGCAGAGTATCAGAAGCGTTACGATGAAGCATTAGGATTATTGAAACAACTTGGTGATGGTAAAAATAGACAAGATTCTTATAGAAGTGGCCAAGTTAGAGATGCAGTTAGATAATGGCTATCTACCAAACACAATGTACTATATTTAAGTATAACTTACTTGCTGGGTTAGAAGACTTTAATCCTCCTAGTTCTTATACTTATAAAATTGCTTTATATACCTCAAATGCTAGTTTAAGTAGTGCAACAACTGCCTATAGTACTACAAACGAAATAACAGGTACAGGATATACAGTAGGGGGTTTAGTTTTAACTCCATCTATAGCACTTGATAATACAGCTAACGCTGCATATGTAACGTTTAATAATGTAACTTGGAATCCTGCGAATTTTAGTACAGCAGGTGCTTTGATATATAATAGCACTACAGGAGCAGCAGTTGCAGTATTAAACTTTGGGCAAACAATAAATGCAGTAAATACTTTTACAATAACATTCCCAACGGCTAGTGCATCATCTGCTGTTATAAGAATTAATTAAGGAGATAATATGATTAAAGAAACACAAGGTTCAGGCGATTTTGCAATCGCTACATTAAATACAAGCGGAATTACTAGTGAAGAATTTGGTCTTCATGGTCACTACCACGTTTTATGTCATGATAAAGATGGCAATTTAAAATGGGAAGAACATTTTGATAACCAAGTAGTTCAAATAGGTAAACAGCTTATGATGGATACTCTTTTAAGAGGCTCAGCTTATACAGTTGTAGGCCCATTCTTAGGTTTAGTATCAGGTTCAAGTAATACGTTTTCGCCAACAGATACGGCAACATCACATGCTGGTTGGACAGAGTTTATTAACTACACAGTAGGCGGTTCAGCAGTTAGAGGTACAGCAGTATTTGCAGCTTCTACAGGTAATAATAATACTACACCAGGTTCTAACGTTGTAACATCATCAGCTACATCTATTACTTATACAATTACAGGTGCAGGTGGTACAGTAGGTGGATGCTTTATTGTAACAGGTACAGGTGCAGTAAGTACTCAATCATCTACAGCAGGTACATTATATAGTGCTGGTGCATTTGGTACACCTAAAGCTACAACCGCAGGCGATACAGTAGCAGTTACATACTCTACAACCGCAACAAGCTAAGGAGCTTAAATGGCTCTTGTAGTCTATGATCGGGTACAAGAAACCACGACAACCACTGGCACGGGTGCAATAACTCTTGCTGGTGCTGTCTCTGGGTATCAATCTTTTGCCGTAGTTGGTAATGGAAATACTACTTTTTATTGTATTACAAGCGGTTCTGCTTGGGAAGTAGGTATTGGTACTTATACTTCTTCGGGTACTACATTAGCTCGTACTACAGTATTATCTAATTCTTCTGGTAATACATCTCCAATAAGTTTAACAGGTACCTCAACAGTATTTTGTACGTATCCATCTGAAAAATCTATTAATCAAAATGCTGCTGGATATATATCTTATGACTTTAGTAACTCTACTTTAACTAGTAGATTAAATTTTCAAACCAGCACTACTAATAGTTCTACAGGTATATATGCATTACCTAACGGTACTAGTGTTGCTGCATCTTGGCAAGCGGCTAATAACTCTGACCCAACAAATGCTTCTAAAGTATTAATAGCAACTAATGGTACAACCGACGTTCAACTAGTATCAGGTATTAATGGAACAGGCACATATTTACCACTTACATTTTATAATAATGGTGGTGAAAAAATGCGTCTTTCAGTGGCTGGTGGTCTTTATGTAGGTACTGCTGGAACTGACGCAGGTGCTACAAATATTCAAGCTGCAGGTAATGTAACTGGGGCTCAAGTTATTGCATCAAATGGGCTATATGTAAACAGTAAAACAGTATCAGTAAGTTACTCTATTCCGTCAGGATCTAGTGCTATGAGTGCTGGACCTATGACTGTTGCTTCAGGTGTTACAGTAACTGTACCTTCAGGATCTCGCTGGGTAGTATTGTAAGATGTTTGGTATATCAACCTTTGCTCAGACTACGTTTGCTGGTTTAGGCACTAATAGTTATATATTTACTCAAACAGAAAACGTAACATTAGCTGATGCAAGTACTCAAGTTTTTGCGGCTCTACAATCTATAACAGAAAATGTAACTTTAAACGATACTAATACTCAAGTATTTAATGCATTACAATCTATATCAGAAAACGTAACCTTAGCTGATAGTAATTCTCAAGTATTTAATGCACTACAATCTATAACAGAAAACGTAACTTTAAACGATACACCAAGTATTGCAGCACAATTTATAGTAAGTGATACAGAGAACTTAACTTTAAATGATTCAAGTACCCAAGTATTTAATGCGTTACAATCTATAACAGAAAATATTTCGTTTAATGATGTACGTACAGTACAAGCATCGTTTAATGTAAGTGTAACTGATAATACCGGATTAGCTGATGTTATAACTATTACTGCGCAATATAGTGTAAGTGATACAGAAAATGTAAGTTTAAATGACTCAAGTACGCAAACATATAATTTCTTAGTTTCAATTAGTGAAAACGTAGTTTTATTTGATATTAATTCTGAGTTATCTACATTTATAGAAACTATATCAGAACCAATGACTTTAGCTGATTTTAGTACTCAGTTGTCTACGTTCTTAGAGTCATTAAGTGAAAACATGGTATTAAATGATACAAATTTAACAACATTTAATTTCTCACAAAACTTTACTGATAATGTAATTTTAAATGATGTTAATTCTATAACTGCTAACTTCCCACAAAGCTTTACTGATAATACAACTTTAGCAGATACAGAATCTATCAGTGCTAATTTTCCACAATCAAGAACAGAGAATGTAACTTTAGCTGATAGTAGTACGCAACAATCTAACTTTAATCAATCGGCTACTGAAAATAGTAATTTAAACGATTCAAGCACACAACAGTCTAATTTCTTACAATCTATTACTGAAAACTTTACAGTAGCTGAGTTAGAGTCGATTGTAGGTAATTTTGTAACAAGTATTGCTGAAGCTTTAACGCTTAACGATATAGAAACTATTACTACTGCCTTTATATTTACAATTACTGAAAATAGCCAATATGCTGATAGTTCAGCGGCCTCAAAACAAATATTATATTCAATACTAGAAAACATAAATGTAGCGGACACAAATAGTATTAGAGCTCAGTTCATAGTATCTATACTTGAAAATGTTAAGTTATTAGATTTTGCAGTAACACACGGTTGGATAAGAATTGATGATTCACAAATACCTAATTGGTCTACTATAAATGATTCACAAACACCAAATTGGACTATGATTAATAGTGCACAAACACCTAACTGGACTATAATTAATGATTCACAAGGATCAGGTTGGACTGTAATTAACGTGTCACAGAGCCCAAACTGGACAATTATCAATGATTTACAATCCTAAATATGATACAATATAAATAACTAGATTAAGGATTTTTTATGGCAAGTATAATTTCAGCAGGAACATCATCAGGCACAGCATTAAACATGACTGCGGATACTAGCGGTCAATTACAATTAGCTACAGGCGCATCTGCTACCACAGCAATTACTATAGATACATCACAGA